CGAGAGCAACCGGTGGAAGAGGATGAACAGATTGACGATGATTGGTGTGGTGACAACGGAAATTGGTAACGAATAGCACAAGAGGGTGGAAGGATAAAACGATGCGAACACTGACGATCGACGACTTAAACAAGATTGTGATTGCACTTGGCGTCACTGCCAGGAACGCGACAGACAAGCAGTTTTATGAGTGGGCTGAAGATTTGGTTGCTTTTGAGGTCTCGGAGAGTCCAGAACAACCATGGCATTTACAGGAACGAGTGAATCTGTGCAATTATCTCTATAAGATGGGAGAGATTACGTTGCAGGGAGAGGTTAAATGATGGATCGTCACGAATTAAATTACCAATGGCAAATTACAGACGTTGATATCTCGATTTTACGGATAGCTCTTAGCGAATTCATCGAGAAGGAAAATGCTAAATCGCCAGGAGAAGCGCAAGAGAACCGAAAGCAGTTGCTCGAGGTGCTTGAAGATATGGATTTTACTATCACATTTCACCGTTGCAATTTCTTACTACAGTGTATTCCCAAGCCTAAACAGATTGGTGAGCGTGAAATTGGTAACGAATAGCACAAGATGAAGCATTGAAAAACTGCCTGCTATCAAGTATGCTTAAGCTAAGATTTATCCAAGGTAGGCAAGCATGGCACTTGGTAGAGAAACCAAAGAATTGCTTGCGATCAAGCTTCCCTATCTTGCACCGATTGCCGAGCAATTAGATATCGAGCTTGGAAAAGTTCAATCACAGCATCAAGGTTGGGCCCGTATCTGTTTTGACTCGCAGGGCATCAAGAGCAACGGCAAGCTGATCATCAAGCGTATTAGAACAATTGCCGATCTTCTGCTAAAAGAAGACGAGTAAACAAACTTACAACTGAATATCAAACGATGTGACAGTACTAGTGAAAGTTCCGGCATCAAACCTTTTTTATTGGGGTTTGATGCCTTTTTTATTGTCTCGTAGGAAGTAGGAGCAACCATGAGCCGGTACTATGCGGCAACCACACCAACCTGGCACACGCCACGAAGCAACAATATCGAGTGGGCTATTGCTTATCTCTTCGTGCTCGACGTGTTCTGCCAATGCATGAGCGCAGTGCCGGTGATCGGATATGGTTGTTGGTTGGTGGAGCTGACTATTTCGCTGGGGATAGCTGCATTGTTGATTATGCTTTTGAAGGCAGGGAGGTAGACATGCCATTAGTGGTTGATTTTCTGGCAGTGCTGTTAGTAGCTATTGCCTGTTCTATCCTGTTAGCTATGTCAAATGGATTAATCGTTCCCCACTCTGAACAGGTCAAGCAGGAGAGCAGCGAGGAAGAGGCACCGCTATGAGCGCCTGGCATTATCCAGGTCCACAAAGACGTGGACAGGAGAATAAGCAATGCGCGGAACCCAGGTGGGTCAAACTTGAGTGGAAGAGTTTGGCATGGGCGACACAATTGTTGGCAGCGCTTGATCTGTTTCTGGTGGTGTTTGTCAAAACGCCTGTTTTCGGTGACGTGCTCTGGTACTGCGTGCTTGCAATGACTGCTGTGCTGTTTGTGTTGGTGAGCGTATTGGCTGTGCGGCGATGAAGAAGAATGATATCTGGTTTGCGGTAGGTGTGATCGGGATGCTTGTCTTAAGTATTGCTGGGTTGGTCGTGATGTATCTCCATATGGTTCCCGTTCTGATTAACCCATGAGGTAAGTATGAGTCAGAAGAAGACAGAAGGAAATATTACGCTGCTACCAATTAACAGAGACACCTACATTGATCGCATGATGGTAGACACTCCTGCTGAAGAGGTACCAGAGTGCGGATTGTTCCGTCTCTCGTTCAACAATAAGCGGAGGCAAGGACGATCTGGATTGCAAACTCGGTATTGCCTGGGGACATTGTATGAAAGTGGGCATGTCCATCTAGATACAAATGAACTGCCAGTGAACAATTTCGACACACTGACTGAGATGCAAGAGTACTTGGAACAATTCGGTAGCTTCCATATTCACTGGTTTAGAGGAGAGTAGCAAGATGGATATTTCACGAATGACTGACGGCAGCAACAACTGGCAAATCATTCATGTAGACACAGCGGCAAACGTACTAGACCTCTACAACAAGATTCAGGCCAACCTGACACAATTACAAACTGATGCCGGGGTAACCGTTCCTCCACCTGTAACTACGCCACCGGTTACACCACCACCACCGGCTACGACACCTCCAACAAAGACGGGATTTCGCGGCATCTTTGCCTTCAACAACATGTCGCAAACTTCATTATTTTCAGACAATCCGAATGTGGCCGGTACTGTATTGACGTACTACTGGGCCCAGATCGAACCACAACCAGGGCAATACAACTGGTCAGTAATTGACAACGACATGAAGCCATGGATAACAGCTGGCAAGTCTGTGATTATTCGTGTCTCGGCATCTGGGTGGAAGAAGTGGCAACCAGCGCAGAACTCAGGACAGGGCACGCCGCAATGGGTGTTTGACCAGGGCGTTAAGCATGTGACTGATAGCGATGGATCGATTAAGCCTGAGTACTGGAATCCGAAGTTCCTCTCGAACCTGGCTGATTTCATCCACGCACTTGGCAGCAAGTATGATGGCAACCCATACGTCACGTGCATTGAGATGGGTGTGGGTGACGGCGGAGAAACCAAAGTCGATACGGGGAAAGATCCGAACCTGCTGAAACTCTGGCAGGGGATTGGCTATACTGACGCAGCGTGGTATGGCGCGATCACCTCCATCATCAATATGTATGTCCAGAACTTCACAAAGACGCCGCTCGCACTGATGCCGGATGCTTCATTTATTGGTGGTTCATCAGGTTTCAACGAACAAAAAGTGATTGACTACATTATCAAGCTCAACAATAGAAATGTGTGGGTGCAGGACAACGGGTTGATTGGCGGGAAGCCATTGCCGAGTAGCCTGGCATCATTGCCAAAGGGCTGGCCATTATTGAGTGAGCAGAGGAATGATACAGCGACGAGTGGAACTACATTAGAGGGTGATTTATCAACGGCAATAAGCCAGGGAGCAGTCTGTGTACTGGTGTTTACTACTGATTTGCAGAATACGAAGAATGCAGCGACGCTTGCGAAATATGCGGCAACGGTCGGAAAGTAGAGGGGAAGCAATGCCGATATCGTATGAATCAAGCTTTCCACGTTGCGATTTTTGTGGCAAGCCTCAAATACCACCGGGAATAGTCATTGTGTCATACAGCAATACGACTACCTCGCCGTATTGTGAAGGGCATGAGGAACGGGTGTGTTGTCCTCATTGCGGGCTCATGGTTCACATCAGGATGCATCCGTTTAGAGCCTGTGGAAGTATTCACAGGCTTTATGATACGTCTGGAGATTTGCGCGTTGATAAGGTGCTGCAGGAAGCGGAGACGATTCTAAGGGAGGCTCGTGGTGATAGTAGATGGGAAGGTGCCGATTGAGTATTCATACAGCGCATTATAAGCCTCATCCCCACACAGTACGTAACTCCAATCATATCCACGCAGAAGAGCATGCCAATAGCGGTATTAATCAGCGTATCGCTGTTGCTGTTACGAGAAGCTTGTCTACAATGATGGCAGTGTGGGTGATTGTAGCGTTTATGACAATTTGGATTGTTGGGAATGTTACCTTCTGGCATTTTGATCCAGCGCCGTTCGCGCTTTTACTTATTATTATTAATCTTCCACAGATAGCAAGCACACCGCTGATCATGGTAGGGCAGTCCGTTCTAAACCGAAAGTCTGAGATCCAAGAGGATGAAAATTGCGAACGCACGCTCAAGATCTTCAGAGATGTTGAGTCGGTTATGTTGCAAAACGCAGAGCAGTTGGAAATCCTTGAAGAGCAAAACAAACTCCTGACAACTCAATACCTGGAACTTACTAAGCAAACTGAGATGTTGACTGCATTGCTTACACCTCCAACAACGACTGTCCGCCGAAGAGTGCGCAAGCAGGAGGTGGCAGAGTGACGAAGCTCTTATCCAGGCCCACTGACAACTCGCAGATCTACGATGACCAGGAGAATTTGACGATCATTGACCAGGATGCCTGCTATCTCTATCACAAATACTGCGGTGGGCTCCTTATGGCACATCCTCTTGCTCCACCTGAAACCGCCATGGTGTTTCGAGAAATGCATGAAATTGCACGAAGCACTATTCGCTCTTGTCAGTGTTTCAGTAAGCCTCAGAAAGATAATTCACAGCAATTGCTTGCTAACATCTACGTCAGTTTAGGGACCTGCAAAACTATTGAAGATGCGCGACTCATGATCAAGGAATTTGCGTCACGCGAAGAGATGCGTGAGAGTGAACGGCAAGTGTTATGAGCAAGAGTTATCCGATTAATTGCGTGTCGAAAAAGAAGAAGCTAGCAAAGATCGGCTTCGACGATTATAGCAAGCCGGTTGTATGGCTCTGGTGCAAGGAACACAGGATCGAGCATGTTTGCACCTTCGCAAGTATGTTGCAGAGTTGGCGTGGAATGCTGGCAGGTGATAAGAAAGCATTGACGACTCATCTGGAGTTGCTGAAGGATGCTGTGAAGCATATCGAAGAGGACATTAAGGCTGTGCAAGAACAGAGTAGCGAAGCGGCAGGCTAGTACATATTTCCGAACTATGGTATATTTCCAACAAGAGCCCCTGAGCCACAAGCCAGGGGCATTTTGTATGCAGTTCAGCAGGGAAGAGACTATGGACGAGAGTGAGAAGAGATGAGTAGACCAAGGATTGACGAGAACTTGACAGCAGAAAAACGCCCACGTAATAAGAAAGCCCTTTTCCTCGAATCGTTTGCTTTGAATGCCAATGTGATGTTATCGGCGCGTGCTGCTGGTGTGAGTCGTCAAGCGGTCTACCAATGGCTAGAAAAAGATGAAGATTTCGCTTTTGCCTTTAATCTTGCGAAAGAGGAAGCGAAAGACACAATCAGAGCTGAGATTTATAGACGCGGCGTTGAAGGTTGGGATGAGGATGTATACCAGTTGGCAAAGTTTGCGGGAACAGTACGCAAGTATTCAGATACATTGCTTATCTTCCACGCTAAAGCCTTGATGAGTGAGTATCGAGAGAAACAGCAAATTGAGCACTCCGGTCCTGGTGGTGGACCAATTCAAACACAGCAGATAGAAGTGTATAAGGTTAGGTTGCCAGATAATGGGCGTGATACTGAATAACCGATAAATGTGGCATAGCAAGAAAGGAGGTTGCCCCCTGTGTCTGGAGTGAGCATACATGAAAATATCATATGCCCCCAGCCCGGTCCCCAAGAACAATTTCTGTCATCATCGGCAGATTTAGTGATCTATGGAGGATCGGCAGGGGGCGGCTGACAAAAGCTTTGCATTGCTACTAGAAACCTTACGCCATGTTAACAACCCAAATTTTGGCGCTGTTATATTTCGACGTACTTATCCAGAAATTAAAAATGAGGGTGGATTGTGGGATGAGGCGTCAAAGATTTATCCCTATGTGGGTGCCCAACCTAAAGAAACAACACTAGAATGGGAATTCCCATCAGGTGCAAAGATTAAATTTGCCCATATGCAGCATGACAAGGATAAATATAGTTGGCAGGGGAGCCAGGTGCCCCTTATTTGTTGGGATGAGTTGACCCATTTTAGTGCCTCACAATTTTTTTATATGCTCTCGCGTAATCGCTCAACTTGTGGTGTTAAACCCTATGTTCGCGCAACTACAAACCCTGATGCAGATAGTTGGGTAAAGGATTTTATTGCACCGTGGGTTGATGAGACATTCCCCAGTCCAGCTAAGAGTGGCGAGATACGCTGGTTTGTGCGTGACTCTGGACAAATCCAGTGGTGTGACGCCTCTACCCCTGATGCCAAGTCTGTTACCTTCATTAAGGCTAGTATCTATGACAATAAGATCCTGCTTGAGAAAAATCCTGAATATCTAGCCAATCTGAAGGCCCTGCCTCTTGTAGAAAGAATGAGATTGCTTGAAGGAGACTGGACGATACGCCCTTCTGGCAACAAGTTTAAGCGCTACTGGTTCGAGATAGTTGATGTTGTGCCTACAAACTTTGAACGAGTGGTGCGCTATTGGGACTTAGCGGCCACCGAACCAAAGGCAGGTAACGATCCTGACTTTACTGCAGGCGTAAAAGTTGGGCGCAAAGATGGTATTTACTATGTGCTTGATGTCCAGCACGATCGTCTTACCCCTGGCAAAGTTGAACAACTTATACAGCATACAGTCTCACTAGACGGGCGTGGAGTTGCCGTTTACATGGAGCAAGAGCCGGGTAGCAGTGGCGTTAATACAATCGCTTTGTATCGCAGGTTGTTAGCAGGCTATGAGTTCCACGGTAACAAGACTACGGGCAGTAAAGAGATACGTGCGAATGCTGCATCCTCGCAGGCCGAAGGTGGCAATATCAAGATTGTGCGTGCCTACTGGAACGATAAGTTCTTGAATGAGTTGGCGGCATTTCCGATGGAAGGCGTGCATGATGATATGGTCGATGGGTTATCGGGCGCAATGGAGCAATTATTTATCCCTGGAAGAGTCGGTGGCATGGTTATGGCGACAGGCGGCGAGACTGATCAAGATGAAGAATTAACAGAAGAAGAAGAGGAGAAGTTACACCTATGGCGATAAAATGGCCGTGGAAACGAGCCCCTGAGCCAGAACCACCACTGCAAGAAGAAGCATCATTTACCACCAACCCGCATATTCGGGCGCTCTCCTCTCCAACGTTCGAGACCCACACTGCTATCATCGACATTGAAGAGGCCAGCAAGCGTAGTGCCAAGTATAAGGGGCCGCAAAACCTTTCGATGGCCTGGGATGATGCGTATACTGGTGTGTCCAGTACACAGGTCCGCGATGGTTTGTTGACCGAAAGAGACAAGAAGGACACCTACTACAAAGCGTACATTGGCAATCCATGGGTCCGCGCATGTGTGCAAGCCATTGCCAAGCGTTTCACATCGGGGAAGTGGGAGATTGAAGAGGTTGAGCAAGGGAAGGGCAATCAGAAGAACTATGACCGGCTCAATCAACTCCTGCTCTTTGTGAATGACGATGAAGACTTTAAGCAACTCTTGCGAAGCATTGCCGAGGATCTGGGCATCTTTGGCGAAGCGTTTATCGAGATTGTGAATGGTCCTGATGGGATGCCAGCACAGCTCCACAAGATTGATTGTGTGAGTATGTCCGTCAAGTTCGATAAACATGGGATGGTCGTTCAATACACGCAAGATCTGGATAAAGCAAGCGATACCGTGACATTTGAGCCAGATCAAATCATTAGGTGGTGGTTTCCTGATCCACGGGCCAGCAAGAAGGCACTGAGCCCGATTGAGTGTATGAAGGACTCGGTGTATTTGTATCAATCGATGATAACGTGGGGCGAGAAGTTCTTCAAGCAAGGTGGTAGGCCAGGTTTTAGTATCGAGATGGGACCAGATAGCCAGATTGATGATGCGAATCGTTACATCAAATTCTTCAAAGAAAATTATTTAGGCATCAACAATGCTCACGTTCCTCCTGTTGCCTACGCAGGCGCGAAGCTGGTTGAGTTTGGTAAGGGCAGTGTCGAACTGGACTTCTTGCAATCGCTGGCCTGGGCGCGTGATGAGATCCTGGCAGGGTATAATGTGCCGCTCTCAGTGACGGGCATACAGGAAACGGCGCACTTAGGCGGTGGTTCTGGTGAGAGCGCCAACAAGCTTTTTATTTACAATGTCGTTAAACCAATTGAAGAGCTAATCCTTGAGAAGTTCAATTATAGAGTCGTCCAGAAGGCTATGAACATCCATGATTATAGGGTATCAGTGAGTCATGCCGATTACAGGGATGACTCTTCAATTGCGACAATCAATGATATGAAGGTTAGAAACGGTACAAGACTCATCGATGAAGTGAGACAAGAAGAAGGACGCATGCCCTATCCTCTTGGTGGCGATCTCCCTGTGATCGTGACATCTAGGGAAGTCGTACCGATTGAACGTCTCGCTGACCTGGCAGAAGAGCAACGGGAAGCCGCGCAGCTTGCCAATGAGATGCAGAAAGCACAGATTGAGAAGCTTAGACAACCATCATCTAAACCTACGGCATTGGGGCAACAGCCACAGGATGATAATCAAGCACCTACTGCTAACGTTACTAAAGGTTTAGATGATGAGGAAACGCAGCAAGAAGACTTTGACACTGGTTGGCTGGTAGAGTCTGAGGCTGAGACTGCGTCAAAGAGTGCGGAGGAACTGGCAAAGAGCATTGATGATTTGTTTGGCAAGATAGCGCGTCGGGGTAGCGTAGCATTGGACGATGATGAAGATGAGTAGCATGAACTTGTTCGATCTTCCACCGGCTAGTGTGCAATCTGGCAAGTCGAATGAGTGGTACACCCCGTCCAAGTATATTGAAGCAGCAAGGGAAGTTATGGGAGGAATTGACCTTGATCCAGCAAGTTGTGAGGAGGCTAATAGAACAGTTAGAGCTAAACGGTACTATACAGAAACAAACAATGGGCTTTCACAAGATTGGACTTGCGAAAGCATGTGGCTTAACCCTCCCTATGGCGACACTAATGGGAAGAGTAACATAGCAATTTGGTCTAAACGGCTTCTTGAGGAGTTCAAGAGTGGTGTTATAAAACAAGCGATGCTCCTTGCAACTGGCACACCTGATAGAAAGTGGTTTCAACCTCTGTGGGACTATCCTATCTGTTTTCTTAACCATCAGATTATCTTTAAACAAACACTCAGTCCATATACAGGCAAAAGTCAGGATCATCATGCATATGGGAGTTCTATAATTTATCTTGGGTCTAATGAGCAAAATTTTATACAGGAATTTAGAAGATTTGGGAGAATAGCAAAGGCTATAGATACAGAAAATTCTTATTTTACTCCTTTATCTCTATGGGAGGTTTTATGACAATTTTTCTCATTAGAGTTTTAGGAGGATTTTTCCTTCTCGTGCTTGGCTATTGTATAGGATATCGAGATGGATGTAGTCGAGGTGATGAATGGTGAATACTCCTAACTCTATCATCAAATCCTACGCTTTCACCGAAGCCGACAAACAACATCTCACTGACCTGTTAGCTAAGTCCTACCTGCTTGCCAAAACTCAAGCATACCAGAAAGCCATAGCCAGCACAAAACACGTGGTCACGATCCACCAACCCTGGCAACCAAGCGAAAGCGATGTCACACACGCGCAACAATGGGCCTCAGAACAGGTTGACAGCATTGCAGAGACGTATGAGGAGATGTTGCAACACGCGATAGAGCAGATGGCAGAGGAGCCACAAGAAGCGATTGGTGATGTGATTGGCAAGGCGAAGAAGAAAGCCAAAGATCTTGCAGACCAGATTGCTCAGTGGTTCCTTGTGTTCTTGCCGTGGAAGACGAAGCAGATTGCTACTCAGACCTGGGGGACTGGCGCGAACGATGGCACCAATGAGTTTATCGAGGAAGTGCAGGGGAGCAAGAAAGCTGGCAGTAGTGATGGTACTACGGGATCTGATAACAATGTTGAAGGGGATACGAGTTTATTGCGGGTAATTGTGTTGCCAGCGCATAGCAGTTCGGATGAGTGTGCGGCCATCGCTGGGAAGCAATTTGCACTCGGCAAGGCTCCTGATCTGCCCATGCACATAAACTGCATACATTACAAAGAAATTATTTTAACGGATGATGAAAGGTAGGAGAGAGGATGAGTCATTATGACTAGGCAGAGGTTACAAAATTGCCTGCCCATTAAAAGTAATGTCACAGGCGATACGCTTGCCCTGGTGTCGATGGATGGGATCTTGCTACGAAATAAGCGCAATCGGCAATGGGAACTGTTTTCTATTGAAGCGGTTCTCAAGATGCAGACAGAAGTGGCAGAGATGATTGCAAAGCAGGAAGAGGCTGAGAAAGAACAAGTGTAAATAGCACTTGTCTATACAACACTAGCACTACTTTACAGGCTGTGCTATACTTCAACCAAATAAGATTATCGAAAGAGCCTGAGAGCCAACACTCTCAGGCATTTTTATTGCTCATTTGACTTTTTAATCGCTCAGAGGCCCTGGACGCACACGAGCATATCGTGTGTGGCCTCTTGTGCCACACCCACACACACGAGGAGTGGCACAATAGATGGCAAGTAATCGGGCCGTGGCAAGTCGAATAACAGATAGAGACTTCTCCACCAAAAAGCGGGCTTCAATGGATCTCTCAAACTTTGGTGATCCTGCAAAACGCGCTTTCCCCGTGCTTAATCAAGAAGACTTAGACAATGCCGCACGATTGATTGGGCACGCTGATAACCCCGCAGCCGTTAAGAAGCGTTTGATAGCCATAGCAAAACGTAAAGGTTTAACCCTTCCTGATGCTTGGAAAGATGAGAAGGATAAACCTAAAGAAGCAGCAACTACCACGCCAACATTCAAACCCAAGCAGCGTATTGCCCGCATCAAATCTTACTTTATTGAGGATGATGCGATCAGTCTGAACGGGCGTCAATACCCGAAGGAAGCCGTGGATCGTCTTATCCAATCCGCTCAGATGCAACTCAGCGACCCCAACGCACTTCCACTTACTTGCTATCTCTCCCACGACAAGGCTGACCAGGATAGCACACGCGATATTTCTGGCAAGATTACACACGTTGGGCGCGAGGGTAGCAAGGGATACGTTCTCATTGATATCCCCGATACCACGGCAGGGCGTGATGCTGCATCACTGGTAGCAGGTGGCTACATTCGCTCGCAGAGTCTACGTGCTAGCGGCGCTGAGATGAAGATGGATCGTGAGCGTACTTTTCCACAAGTGGGAGGCAGTGGCTTGAAGCTTGAAGGCGTGGATTTTACGACTTCGCCAGGGCTATCACAAGTTGCTCGTATCACTGAGATTGTAACAGAGTCCCACGAGCCACAATCCATCAATGAAGTCTTCAACGCCCATCCAACGACAATGATTTTGGAGGATTTACCATCCATGTCAACAGATCTCCAAGAGGAAACCATTAGTCCACTCACTAGCGGCGATAGTGTTGGCATGACTAATGATGATCCTCGTGATGATTATTCCAAACGCTTATATACCATGCCGCCAACCGCGCCAACTGATCAATTCCCTGAATCAATGAGCGATCTGAGCAATGTCCACGATAGGCTCGCTTATGTGATGAGCATGGAATGTGGCCCTGACACCATGGAGGCGGTACGTCGTTTTGGCACAGGTGTTGTGCTTGAGCGTGAGCAGTTGCAGGAGGCCGGGGCCAAGCTTTCCGGCTCCACGAAAAAGCATCTCATGAAAGCGCATGATGGTGTAGCTGGACATCTCAATATGCCCTGTATGGGCGACGGTGACACCGATGCTGACGACAAACCCGGCATGGGCCCTGGCTTTAGCGGTGCAGGCATGCAACCCGGCGAAGACAGCAATATGTCTGATATGGACAAAGAGCAGCACACGCTTACCAGACAAGATATTGAGCGAATGGTGCAAGAACAATTGCGCAAAGTAACACCACCTCAACAACCACAAGCACCAACCACTCAGAAGGAGACGAAAAAACCGATGACGAAGGAAGAGGCTATCCGGCTCCTGGCTGAGTCTGGATACGATGTCAAAGCACCAAAGACCAAAGACGAGTTGCTGCAAGAAGCGATGGATGCCAAACTGGCCGAGCAGCGCAAGCAGATGGAAGACCAGCAGGCCCTTATCTCTGCCCAATTGGAAGAGATGAAGAAGTTGCTTGCAGAGCGTGCCAACCCGTATGCCGCGCACGTCCAGCGTAAGAGCCTGGTGGAAGGTGCTACTACTACCGACTCAAGCAAGAGGCCATACTACCGCAATGGCGACTATATCCGCGAAAAGCTTAATGCCGAGGGCATGCGCGAGCAATTGCTTGATCGTTCACGACCACTGCCAGCAGACATTAACCCTGAGCACCTGTTGAAAGAACTTCAACTGGAGTTGCTAGGCATGTATGACGCTGTTTATGGATTAGAGGGCAATCCGAAGATTTTCGGTTAGTAGGAAAGGAAAGTGTAAAACATGCCTGCCACACTTCAGGATATTAGAGAGAGTTTTACCCTAGCCGGGGGCGCATCAACATTAACACCGAAAATTATAGATCGGTTGTTGATGGAACTGCAACGCAAGTATGGTCCAATGTATCGGGCATTTCCAAGAAAAACATGGGAAACGGATATCTACTACTTCAACCAGCGAACTGCCCTCCCCAAATCTCAGTTCACAGTTGAGGCACCAGGAACCAGCGGCACAGGCTCCGTTACTGCCAGCGATTCTACTTACGTGCAACAGTCTTTCCCGATCAAACACACCCAGGCACAAATCGACATAAGCACCTTCGCCGCAAAAGTTGCTGTAGTCAATGGCAATCTGTTCGACTTGGAACTCTTGGGCGCAGCGAAGTCGATGGAGTGGCTTGAGGAGACGACCCACATGTGGGGTTCGGCTTCGGCTACGCTTAACACCTATCGCCCCCAGTGGGATGGCAATGATCTGCTGATCGCTTCCGCCAACAAGATCGATGCAAAGACAAACCTGCTCACTCTTCAGAACATGGACAACGCTATTGACGCGGTGCGTGGTGTATATGCGGCTGAGTTGGGTACTGACTTCTTCTTTGCCATGAGCCCAAGAATGCAATCTTACCTTAACGGGCTTTTCGTGAATCAGCAGCGTTTCAACATGGGTATGACTAAAATATTCACAAGAAATGACTACGGAGATCCAGGCGCAACAGTGGCAGATAGCGCAGTAGACCTTGGAATCGAATGCCAGACATACCGTTCAATTCCAATCGTGATCAGCTCCTTCATCGGCTCACAGGGCAGCATGACAACTGTTACAACCACGAACAATACCGGCTCTGGCTCTAGCCTCTCAACCTCGACAACTTACTACTACGTGGTGGAGGCCGTAACCCGCTACGGGTTAACCACCGCTTCAGCTGAAGTTTCTACTTCTCCCAACGGCTCAGGCAACAACATTGTTCTGTCATGGACCACGCCAACGCCGAAAGATGCGTACGGCAACACCATCGACATCATTGGATATCGCGTCTTCAGAGGCACTGCAAGCGGTGGTGAAAGCCTCTACGCTGTGGTTGCTGCCTATGACACCAGTGATAATGCGGTCACAAGCTTTACCGATACTGGATTGATTCAGAACCCGGCTGTCACCAATACGCTGTACTGGGCAACCGTTGCCAGTTCAAGCACAAATGCAGCCAGTGATGGTGTGACCTTCCCCAGAATTCAAACTGGGAGCCAGGTCGTTGAAGACATCTTCTTGATACCGCGTGATCCTGAAATACTCGTAATACCGGAAGTCAACCCTATAACCACACAGATGCTCGCCCCGATCAATGCCCGCACAAGACAGTTTGCCTTAACAGCAGACAAGACGATGGCATTACGTGCGCCTGCATTTGCGGCTAAGATCGAGCGTGTGAGGTGCGCATAGTGGCTGTGCTGCTCTATCACGACAACGAAGCACATGGTCCGGTAGTG